TATCTGCTGAGTCATCAAAGATAAATGCACTACCACTACCTGCTGAACCACTACCTACTAAGAAACCACCATCACCTGTTGCTGATGAACCACTATTGAATAGTGCAAATCTATCAGCGATTAACAAATTAGATGATGATATAGATGTTGTTGAACCATTTACCGTTAAATTACCCGTAATGATTGCTGCACCTCCAACATTTAAAGTAGTTCCGTCAAATGTTAGGTTTGCTTCTGCATTTTGTGCGTCAGTTCCAGTTGCTGTTAAGATTCTGTTGTTTGAACCATTAGTCATAAAGTCAGATACATCAACTCTTAATTCATTTGAAGTATAGTCAATACCTGTACCTGCTACATTTGAGTTCAACATAGAACCTTCAACTGCATTAGCTTGAATTGTTACTGCACCATTATTTGCTAATGCTACATCACCACTAACTGCTACTGAGTTAATGTCTGTTCCGTCCCCTACTAAGATTTGTCCGTCTGTTTTTGCGTCTAAATCGGTAGGTGCGTTTGAACCACCACCAACTTTAATACTACCTCTTGTGATGTTTGCCAACATATTGTTGTCTACCGAATCATTTGCGATAGTTAAAGCACCACCTGCTGCTACTGTCGCATCTCCACTTACTTTACCGAATACATATTCTGCTAAGTTGGAACCTGATATAAATTTTGTTGCTCCGTCACTTACATTAAATTTAAGTGCGTCGTGAGATACACCTGTTTCCGGTGTTGTTGGGAAACTTCCTGCTACACCACTCAATCCTGAACCATCTCCTGTAAAGGAACCAGTCATAGAACCCGTGATGTGTGAATCTGCTACGGAACCACTATTTGTAATGTTTCTTGAAGCGACGATATCTCTCATATCGTTAATATCAACGATAGAAGTAACATCTCTTGTTATAGTTAAATCTTGCCCAATGGTTACATCATCTGGTAAACTCAATGTAACTGAGTTTGCTCCGTTTGTTACGGTAATTTCATCTGATGTACCTGTAATTGTTGCTGCTGCAGGTCCGTCTGCACCACCAATAATTAATTGTCCATTTGTAGTTAGTGCGACTGAACCAATAGCGTCAGTTCCACTATCTTGTGATATCAATACTGCTTTATCAGTTATTGATGTTGCACCTATACCACCCTGTGCGACTGGTAGTGCGGTATCTAATGTTAGTGTTGATAGTTCAGCTTGTGAACCACTAACAATAACTTTTTTCCAACTTGCCATTTTATTTCTCCCTTAGTAGACAATATTATTTTATATATATAAATATAACGAAATTAAATTTTAGGTTTGAATTTAATCAAATCCCAGATAAAAATTACTACCACTATATATAATTCCACCTTCTTGTACGGTTGGTGTTGTGGTTTGTTCTTTTAATTGAAAGTTATCAAATGAACCACTAACATCTACTGAACCTGTAAACCTGCTAAAGTCAGATACAAATAGGTTTGTAATTTTAACTTGACCTGTACTTGATACATCTAAATTTTGAAATGAACCACTATTGTAAGGTAGTGTTGAACTACCGACATTATATAGGTTTGCGGCATCTGGAATCAACGAACCACTTACGACATCTATACTTGCCGTTGTAAATGTTAATAGTGGTGCCAGTTGTTTTGATTTTGTTCTTGCCATAATTTTCCCTATCTATAAATATCTAATTATTAAATTTACCGAACCCAATTATCTCATCTGAACCTTGAATTGTGTATCCTAACTCACTTGAATCAAGGTGTAATTCTAAATTTGTTGATGTCTTTTGTATAATTTGTAATGCGTCGTTTTCTACTAACATACCATTAATAAAAAACATAAAATCATTTTCAGTCGTACTTGACAAATTAGCTGGAGCCGAAGCTGTAATCGCATTAAAACTTGATGTAGTAGAATTAACAAAACTACCTGTATGTACAAATGATTTTCTTAAATAATCTCTATCTGGCTTTAACGATTGTAGTTTAGCAAACACCACTTTTTCAGTAACGAGTGCTTTATCACTTGAACCTGATGTCGTAGTGTCGTTGGAAATACCTGTGTACATTACCGTACGATTTAAATCAAATGAACCTGTTAAATCTAAACTACCTGTAAATCTTTGACTATGACTATCTACTTCTGTTCCAAACTTTGTTGAACCTGTATTGTTGGATTGAGTAGTTTGTGTTGTTGTAAATGATTGTGTTGGTGCATTTAACACACCTTTAAAAGTTAATCCGTCTTCTGGGATATAATTACCCGTAATAATAAAATCACTTTCAGTATTTAAACTACCTGATATAATTCCGTCTTTAAGAACAAGATTTCTTGAACCTGTTCCAATCGTAAGTGTTTCTGGTGCTAATGTTACTTTATCAAAGTTAACATCTGAACTAACTTCTACTTCTTGTCCGATAGCAATGTTAATTAAATTATCTTGTAATCCGTCAAATTCTTTTGAAGTAAATAATTTCTCATTTGCTCGTGTCGTTACACCAGTTGATGATGAAATAATTAGTGGATTGTTTAGTTTAAATATTAAGTCTGACATTATGAATTAAATTTTCCGATTGCTAATATTTCGTCATCAGATTCTAATTCATATCCTATTGATGTTGTATTTACTTCTAAATGGAATGCTGAACCTGTTTGTCTGATTGCTAATGCATCGTGTTCCATATATTGTCCATTGATAAAGAATACAAAGTCATTTAGTGTAGTTGCTGTTACACCACTTGGTGCAGAAGCTGTTGTTGCTGTAAAACTTGCGGTGTTTGTAGATATGACATCTGACGATGTTTTAAAAAATTGTTTTCTTAAATAAGTTGTTTCATCTGTTGTTAAGGTCGACACATTAAAGTTTGCTATTGCATTCTCCGTAACTAATGCTGTTGCACTTTGGTCGACAAAAGTAGAGTCATTTGATATTTCATTTACTGAATAACCATTTAAACTAAATGAACCTGTAATGTCAACCGAACCTGTAAATTCGTGTTTATCGTCTAATGTATCTCCAAATTCATTTGAACCTGTTGAGAAATCTACTGAACGAGTTGTAACTTGTGTGATAAACATCTCTGATGTTAAACTACCAGTTACGGTTAAATCTCCAAGAATAGTTGCACTTTGTGATGTTATAAATGAACCTGTAAGTGCTACACTACCACTAATACCTCCGTCTGTAAACTTTGTTGTTCCTGTTCCAATATTTAATTCGTTTGCTGTTAATGTGTTGAATTGTACATCAGCGTCTGTGGAAACATCTTGTCCAATTGATATTGTTTGTGATAATGGTGTTGAACCATCAAAACTTGAACCATTATTAGATAATGTAACACCTGTTCCTTGTTCTAATGTAAATGGATTAGTGATTGATATACTAAATATATCTTTTGTTGCTTCACCAAACTCTGCTGCATTTGAAGATAAATCAATAGTTTCACCTTTACCATCAACGATAGTTTTTTCAGTGCTTTCTCTAATTATAAGTTTTTTAGGTGTTAAATATTTTTGTGTTGTTGTTTTGCTATCAAATGTTTCTGGTAAAATGTATCCATATAGATTTACAGTAAATGTAGTTTGGATTAACTTTTCCCCATCTATTTGTGATGCGTCTGAAAAACTTTCAATTTGGGTTCTAAATCGCATCTTATCTGGTTCACCCCAGTATGCTCCGTCCGAATAATTAACTTTTTCTACGATACGATTCATTTGTTCAATATATGATGTCCATATTGTAAATTCATATGTTAGATTCATATAGTCTGGCATAGAAACATTATAGTATTCTCTACCTGGTTCTAAATTTTTCTGAACTGAAAATTTGTCAAATCGATTTTGTTGTGTGTATCTTTTTTGAAATGTATAAAAATGCTTTGGGTCATTCGCATCTAATTTATCAATTGGCATATTATCATTACGACTCATACCTGTTCGTTTAAATGCAATCAACGGAACTATAATTTGCCTTTTCTTATCTCTTAGAAATCCTTGTTTTGAAATTGCATTCCACCTTTCTGGTGATGCGTAAATACAAGGAACTTTAACTTTTTCTTTATTGACCTCTACATCGGGTTTGATTACTTCATTGAAATAATACATAATAGCAGAGTCCATATCCATAATACCCACGGATATATTCTTCACATCATCTGTTGCTCCTGGTGAATTACGACTTATCTTTTCTCCACGATTAAATGTTAGTCGTTGACTTCTTGGTATTGGTTTGTTTCTTGACATTAAAATCCTCTATATTCTTCTAAGTTTGTAGTTGGCATTCTTGTTAGATGTGCTTGAACTACGATTGAGTGTGATTTGTTTGGGTCTCCACCAACTAATTGATTTTCATTATATGAATCAACTTCAAAATAACCCTCGTTCCATTTCATTATATCACCAATATCTGGTTTTAAATCTACTTCTACGAGATATGCTCTTTGGAATGCAAATGAAACATTTTGTTTGTTGTCTGGTCCGAAGTCATTGTATTGAAAATCAAAGTCTTCTGCGTTCACAATACACGGAAGTTTTACACCTTGTTTGTAAACTTTACCTTCCGAAGCTTCACCATACATATTTGTTTCTGTATCATATACTGAAGTTCTGTAAAGAATTACAAACTGGTCAATTATCCCGCAATCATCAATGTTTGGTTCACCTAAAAGTTCTCTATTGAACTTTTCAAATGTTGCCAAATCTTTATTTCCGTAAAATCTCTGTGGCATTTTATTATCCTATGTACAAGGGATATGGAACTTTCTTTAAAGTTTCTTGTTGAGATTCAGATTCATCTCTTTGTGCTTCCATAAGTGCCTTGCGACTTGTTTGTTCTAAGTTTTCTCTCAATTGTTCTATTAATTGTTCTTTTTCAGCGGTTGCTTCGGCTCTTAATGTATCCCCGTCTAATGAAACTTCTGAATTTGGAATCGGAATAGTTCCATATTTAGAACGAACAATACCTAATAATTCTTTTGCTAATGCTAATGTATATTTTCTTATCCATTGTTTACCCACATCATTGATGTTTGAATAAACCATAAAGTCGTAGTTTGCATTTGAGTAATCTGATATTACATCTGCTGACCCACTATATCTTGTTCTTAATGGATTGTCTCTATCTTCTGTTTTGATGTATTCAATCCACAATGAACCTGATTGTGTTGGAATAGGAAATACTCTTAATTGATTGTTACGAATTTCAAACGAATAAGCAGATTTTCTAATCTGGTCATTAAGTTCAATTGCCTGTATTCTTAATAAATCTGCGTAGATTGGTTGTAATACGAAAGTAATTGCTGGTGAATAACTACCGAACCCAAATCCGTCCAACATATTATTTGTTCCCATACCTGTTCCGGCATATGGGTCAAAGTATCTTGTGATTGCTGGTCTTGATTCATAATGAACTCTTTTAACTTCAATGGATGCGCCAGATTCACTCGCTTCACCCACTAATTCATTTAAGTCGTAGGTTTGACTACCTGAATTAACCGATACTGCAGCTCTTTTAACTTCTACTGAACCACCAACTAATGCTTCTTGCCCATATTCTTCTGAAATAAAGATATTTTCAGACAAGGTTGATTTTACTCGTTTGTGTGTAAAGTTTGAACTGGTTGATTGACCTCTTAAGTGTAATAAGTTGTCACGAATATTGAATTGATTTACTTGTGCTGAATATTCTGATATAGATTCTTCCAAACAAGCATAAAACTGAGTGTCTTGTAATTCTATATCTACGATTGGGTATCCTAATCTTCTTGCACACCAAGTTGCTACTTGTGGTGCTTCGGTCTGAAATTCCGAATCTGTATCGAATAATCCGAAAGGTGTGGAACCACTTGCTGCGGAACCCGACCCTGGCCATATTGCTTCTTGAGCCATTAAAATTCTCCTATTAATAGTCTATTTGTATATACAATAATAAGTATAATAAAACGAAAAAACCCCTAAATTAATAGGGGTTTTTTCTTGTTAATCAAATAAGATTTAGTTTAATTAATTACTTAATTATACTTTATCTACATCTGCAACTATGACTTTACCATAGAATTCCGGACGAACCATCTTCTTAGCGTATCTTGTCATTACCCCTTTACGTGGTGTAAAGTTTTTCGGGTCATATACAAGTGGTGTCATAATTAACGGTACATATGGTGCGTAAACCGCTCCTGTTTCTAAGAAATTACTTCCTCTGAAACCTACAAGGATTTGGTTTTCTAACATATATGGGTTTTTGTAAACAGTGTATCTGTTGTTAATCGCCCCTACCTTTTGAACACCCATAGCGAACTGGTTGCTCGTTGCATCGCCATCAGCACCTGTTGCATATCCTGGAATTGATTCAAGGATTGTTGCAGTTTCTGGTGATACTACTATAAAGTTAGCTCCACCTCTTAGTGTTTTCTGATGAATTGCGTTACTTACTGATTGGATTTTGTTTCCAAGTGTTTGGAACCAGTCACCTTTTGTGTAAGCATTTGACTCACCTGATGATTCTGCAAATACTCCAGTAGCTGAATCATACTCAAATCCTACTCTTGCTGACCAGTTTTCAGTTTTAGCTGAAGCGTTTGACATCAACATATCAAGAATTTCTAAGTCAATTTCCATAGAAATGTACTCAGAAAGTAATGATGTTAATTCTGCTTCTGCGTCTACTGAATGGTAAGCGTTAAGGTCTTGAGCTAATTCTGGAGTCCAAACTGCTTTTAACTTACGAGTTTTAGCGATGATTGGAATGCTCTTTAACGCAATGTCTAATTCTGGTATATCAATATCAGTTTCAGGGTTTGCGTCAACATTAGCTGCTGATGCTTCAAAATCAGTTCTTGTGTAATTTGTTGCTGGTTGTGCGTGATATTTAATCACTGCGTTAAGCGGTTTTGTTGCTACTGATTTTTTAACAACAAAACTAATGCGACTATTAACCGCATCGAATTTAGTATGTGCTGGGAAGAATTCATCAAAACCAGAACCTGAGATAGAGAATGCTCTAACTCCGTCTGTATCAGCATTTGTGTATGCTAATGTTGATGTTGTAATCTTCACAAGACCATTATCTGCATTAGCACCTAATGATACTGAAGCTGATAGGTCTGGTTCGAATGCTACATCTTCGAAAGAAACTGAACCCGATGTGAATTCATCAGCATCAATGTTTGATGCGTGAATTGCTAGGGAATCAGTTGATTTGTCGTTGATTGAGTATCCGAATTTTCCTGCGCCGTATAAACCGCCGCTTGCGTCTACGTTAGACCCTGATGTATTACCATATACATCTGAGTTTTCTGTATGGTTACCTGTTTGTGCAGTTCCATATTTGAAGTCAAGATAGAAAATAAGACCTGAAGGTAAGTTCATAGGTTGAACTGACACAAAGTCTTGAGCTGCTAACTCACCAAAAATTCTACGAACTAATGGTAAAGCTACACCGCTCCACTCTTCTGCGTTTTGTCCACCAGTAACTGATGCTTCTTGGATTAGCTGACCTGCTTGGTTTTCAAGCAATACTGCCATTCCGTGTCTTTTGTTTTCTTCTTCCATACCTTCTAATAAACCTGTTGGTTCCCATTTAGATACTAACTGACGAGTTTGTTCTAATAATTGTCTTTGTGGATTATGTCCGTCCATCAAAGTTTCAATTGAATTTAATTTACTCATTTCTTAGTCTCCTAAAGTATGTTTGCTAATTTCTTGAATCTTGCTTTTAACTCTGCTCCTTCTGACAATACCTCTGCTTTCGCTGGTTTTGTAGAACGAGTTGGTTTTGAACTTGAACCTTTAGAAACTGACTCACTTAACTTTGTTGGTCTTTTAAATGATTCTGCTAATGTAGCGTAAACCAATTTAACTTCTCTTAGGTTTTTAGTTCTGTCAAAGTTTTCTACAACTTTTAGTTTCTGGTTGTTATTCAATCCAAATGCTCTGAACAATTTGTTCGAGAACAATAGTTTTGCGTTCAATAAATTAACTTCGTTTAATTTACTTCTCATAAAGTGTATTACTTCACGATGTTCTTTAATCTCTGCTTTGAGTTTTTCATTCTCTTCCGCGTCTTCTTCTTCTTTGTCTTCTTCAGTAAGTGCTCTTAATACTTCGTCTAAGTCAAGGTCTTCTTCTTCTTTGTCTTCTGACTCTTTAACCGTATCGTGGTCTGAAAGCTCGTCTCCGGCTTTCTTGTCAGAACCTTCAGATTCTGGTCCTTGTCCTACTGATGATGAATCGTTAGCTTTATCAGCTACTTTGTTGTCGGCTTTTCCGATTTCAGAAGATACGTCGTTTTCATCGACTTTTTCTTCTTCTTCTTTGTCTTCCATTTCGTCAACTTGGTCTTCGTCGTCAAGGTCTTTTTCAAGTTCTGCAAGAACTGATTCAAGGTCTAATTCGTCCTCTTCTTCAGTTTCTTCTTCTCTCATTTCTTCTGAGTCTTCTTCTTCAGCATCTTCAGTTTCCTCTACTGAGTCTTCTTCTTCTGCGTCTTCGTCTTCTCTCATTTCCTCGGCGTCTTCTTCATCTTTGTCTTCGACTTCTTCCATTTCTTCTTCTGCGTCGTGCATACCTTCTTCTTCATCGTGCATACCTTCTTCAGAATCTTCCATTTCATCTGTGTCCATTTCTTCTTCTGCGTCGTGCATACCTTCTTCTTCATCGTGCATACCTTCTTCAGAATCTCTCATTTCTTCAGCGTCTTCCATTTCTTCATCGGAATCTTCCATTTCAGATTGGATTTTCTTTGACAACATAGATTGTAAACGTGGTGTAAATGCTTCCTCAAGTGCTATCTTAGCGTTTGCAAGTGCAGTTTCACGAACTGATTTTGCGTCAGCAATAGCTTCTCTTAATAAGTCATCCATTATGTTTTTCTCCGTTGGATTCAATATAGTTATTTGGAACTATAATTAGATTAGTTTTAATCGGTTACACTATATGATGTACGATAAGTACGATAGTGTATTTATTTAATAATAAGTATCAAGTTTTAAAAAAATATCACACAAAGTGTGTATTTATTTTAATCTTCTTGATTTTTTAATTTTTCGTATTTGGTTCGTAGTTTTGCTTTATTTGTTTGTTCTCTTTTTAACGCTGATGGTTTTTTGTAAAAAGAACGTTCTTTTAATTCAAACATAATACCTGAGTCTTTTACTTTTCGTTTGAATATTTTTAGTGCTTTTTCTACTGATTGACCCTTACGAATCTGTACTTTTAACAACCTTTACTCTCTTTCTTCTTGTTTATAAAAATCCTAATAAATCGTCTAATTGTCTTAATGCTTTACGATTACCTTTCATAGCTGCTATGATTGCAAGTGAGTATCTTCTACCACCCGTTTCAATAACATCTAATAAATCGTCTGCGTCAAGTTTATGTTTTTTTAGAAAATTAGCAACATCATTTATATCTTTATTAAGTATTTTTGCTACCTTTTCAGTATCTTTAAACTTTGGTTTAAACGCGTCATTTAATTCTTCTTCTTTTTTTAACTTGAATGCTCTTGTTGTGTCTTCAAGTGTTGGTAATGGTTCACCAAACTTTCTGTCCCATACTTTTGTTTCTTTTAATAGTTTTTTAAGTTTCATTATTTTTTTGAATTTTTGTAAGCTTCGTGGGCTGTTGTTAATAAATATATTAAGTCGTGGTGAGTATCTGCTTGGTGTTGTTTTTTAACTGACCTTTCTAAATATTTAACCGCATCTTTTAAAAGTATGACATCTTTTCTCAACATATTATATCCCATAGGTGAAATCTGGTCTCTTTTGTCAGTTGTACTGAATGAATAAGAAACTTCTTTTACTGGTTCTTCGTTGACTTCTTGTTCTTGTTTTAATTTAAACTCTTTAGAAGTATCTTCAAGTGTTGGTAATGGCTCACCAAACTTTCTTTCGTTCCAAAGGTTTTCGTTTAATAGTTTTTTAAGTTTCATTATCTTTTACCTTCAGCTTTTGCTTTATAGTTTTTATCCACATAATTGAAAAACTTTTTCTTTTTCTCATCAGAACCTAATTCGTCTGGTGATGAAATTCCAAATTTCTTCATTGCTTTTTGGAAGAATGCTTCGTAGTCACCTTCTTCAATGGTATTGCTACCATATTCTTCTTTATCTTTATCTTCATCTGAGTTAGCATATTCTGGAATATCATAGTAACGATTTAAAATCATACCCATATCTTCATACAATCCAGCTAATCTTTGTTGAACTGATGATGCTTCTTCAGCGATTTTTGAAAATGATTTTGAGTGATTGGTTAATTCTTTCATATTACGAGTTACCGTAACTTTATCAAACCAATCTTCTGTTTCTTGTAATGTATGTGATGCTGCCATTTCTGCTACCTGTGATAGTGATTTTGCAGTTTCTTTTAATGATTGTTGTTGATAAAGAGCTTCCCCTAACTTGTTATAGTTTTGTAAAGCTTCTTTAACTTGGTCTGATGATACCTTCTTTGTTTCAGATGTTTCACCATACTTTTCTTTTACTATTCCTGATAAAGAAATTTGTCCTGCATTAATTGCTGGTGTAGAAACTACTCCACCCACTAATGAGAAATTTTCTTTTAATAAATCTTTTAACTTTGCCATTTTATATTCTCCTTGTATATAAATATACTAAACTTATTTTTTTCGTCTATTGTATTTGTTAAATCTTTCTCTTACATCATAGTATAATCTGGACAATACTTCTCTTTTAGAATTACTTGCGTCTCTAATATTACCTGTACTGATAGCTTTTGATAAGTCCATCTTGTCATACTTGTTATTTTTTAAGTCTGATGTAAAAATACTTACTGCTCGGTTTTGAGCTTTTCCAATTTCTTTAGCTGCTTTGTTCACTGCTTCTTGTGAAAACTTCATTGCTTCCGGATTAGACCATTTAACATTACCACTAATGTTTGGTGATTCTTTTAAATGTTTTTTTGATATCAAGTGATTGTTTATTCTTTGAAATCTATTCTTTAATATCATATAATCGTCCCAAAAATCACTTAACATTTTCTTTTCTTTTGCTGGTAGATTTGACCTTTCGTAATCTCTTAAATACTTAACACCTTTGTCCATTGCTGTATCCATACCACGAGTGATAGCTCTTGATACTTTTCTCCACTCTTTTGCACCAATAGTGGTATCTTGTTCATTTAGTATGTTTTTCAACTTAATCATTATCTAAATTTTCCTGACATAATTTGAAGTGTATATCTTTGAACATCTTTCGCATACCCCTCAACATCACTTCTTGAAAAGTCTGCTGTTCCGTAATCTATTTTGTCTTGCTTTTCTTGTTCTAATGCACTCAAGTAATATCCATAATATCTATACAATTGACTTAAGTCATCACCTACTGCTGATGCTAATGCGTAAGCATCTGATTCTTGAGTAGCGGTTCTTCTATTGGATTGAAATCCGTCAATAATCTTTTTAACTTTACCCGTTGCTTTAACACCACCAAGAGCTCCGTCAATAATTTGTTGACAAAAGTTTGCTGCTTTCTTAACTTTTTCTGCTAATTTCTTAGGGTCGTTTAATCTTTTCTTTAACATTTCGTCAAAATAAGATTGATTAATTCTTCTAAATTCATCATTGGTTGCGAATTTACTTGCACCAAATTGTGCTGCTTGTCTCATTTGTCGTTTAACACCAGCACCCATATAAGGTTGGTCTTCTGCTAAATTAATGTGATGAAATTTAATTCCTGGTATTTTCATTACTGATGGTAATGATTGGTATCCTAATTCATTCATACCGAAAGTTTGTTTTCTTCTTGGATAAGGTAAATCTCTTGGTCCAGCATCTACGGTTGCAACTCTACCTTTACTATATCCACCACTTGTTACTCTTTTACCTGTTACGGTTTGAACTCTTGTTGCTGGTTCGTAGTCGTGTGTCCACCACATTGGTTTTCCATCTTTCAACACTAATACTGCTGTAAATTTTCTTAATCTTAAATTATCGTTTGACCAATATCCTTTTTTACCTTTGGTCGGAATCGTAACATCTTTATCAACATATGCAATCTCAATACCTTTTTTCTTTGGTTTTGCGTTGGTTTCGATTTCACTATCTGTGATTTTATCCCATTCAATCCCAAGTTTTGCTCCCCACATAAAGAATTGACTTTCTAATCCTTGCCAATGATTTGTTAATGCTCTAAGTTTACCTGCTGCGAACTTTTCAGTTATTAGAGTTTTAGGTTGAACTTTATTTTCATTTAATATATCTTTTAATTTAATCATTATACAAAGTCCCTTCTTCCTTTTGATTCACCTTTACGATAAGATGTATTTTGTTTAAATAATTTAACCACTTTGTCCATATCTTCTGGGTTTTTTGTTTCAATACCCACATATGATGCGTAATTCTTTTCTGGACTTCTTCTGCCTTTTGTATTATATTGACCTGTAATTGGATTGTTTGCAGTGATGATAATAACATCTTTGTTTCTCCAAAAGTAGTTTCTTCCATCGGACCAAGCCGCACCTGTTGATGAACCTTTTGCGAATGCTGGTATATTTAATGCTTTTAAAAACTTTTTAAATCCACCTGGTTTAAAATCAGTTAAATCAAATCCGTGTTGTGCTCCGTTTTGAAAAATCTTAGTTGATTCATTTAAACGAAAGTCTTTCCAAGTATCGTTCATTTTCATTATTTGCTTTTTATCCATTGTATATCCTATAATGTTACGTTTAGACCTGTGTTCTTTTTTATCATCACACGTAATGTGTCTCCGTAGACTCCTTTTTCTTTTGATTTAACTTTTATTTTACCTGCTCTTATTGCTAAAAATTCCATATCGTATAAATCTAATGATGTTAATCTCATTCTAATATGTGAAACACCTTTTGAGTTTCTCATAATTTTAAACACTAATGATTTCTTTCCACCTGAGTTTCCAAATACATAATCTTTAGCTCCTATCATATACAATGCTTTAGGACCGATTTGGTCAAGAGCAGTATTTGCTTCTCTTTTATCACGAAATTCATTTACTGATTCAACTGGATTCAATAAATAATTGGTTGCTTTTTCTAAATAATTCTGTGATAAAGTAATTTTGTCTGACCACCAACTTGGTAATGAATCTTCTTTGTTCATTCCGTTTAGTTTGTTTAGTAGTTTATTACTATCATCAACCATAATCATCACTTTTCTTTTTGATGATGCGACATCAGTATGTCCGTCTTCGTTGATGTTTTCTTTCATATCTGACATCCACTCTAAACCTGGAACTACTATATTTTTAACTTTGTGTTTCTTTTTCATTGCATTTAAATCTTTTGCGAACTTTTTTAAATGTGGTGGTAGTTCACCTGTCTTTTCAAATTCATCTCTCATCTTTTTAACTGCTGATGGATTCATTGATTCATTAACATTTTCTAAATTTGCTTTGTCCATTTTATTTTCAATGTCATACAACACTCTACCCATTTTTTTGGTTAGTTGTTTTTCTTTATCACCTAAGTAATAAAAAGAGTTTTCATCATAACCATTACTTGACTCAATTGTTTGTCTTAAAATTCTTGTAGAAATTTTAAATTTACCATCTGATAAATATTTTTTTAGTTGTGTTTGGTTTGGTGCATAATGTCTATTATCTTTACCCTCTTGTTCTACTGCTGGTTTGATAAATTTTCTAAATAATTTCTCAACTGCTTTTAGTTTATTGATATCTCGTTTGATTGGGTGTTTTGCTAATGCACCTTTTAAACCATTAGCTTGTTTGATTATCAAGTTTATTGATTGTAACCAAAGTTTTGTGTATTCGTTACCTGTTTGAACTTCATCGTTTCTTTCTTGTATTACACTTTCACTCATATCTTTTAATGCTTGTTTAAATGCTTTTTTATCTTTTTTGTAATCTGCCATTACCTGGTCAAACCCTAACATATCAACCATATCTGTAAACATTTCTTTTTCTTTTTTACCTAATTTACTGATAATCTTTTTAGATTTTGCTGACATTTCGTTTACTGATTCTTTCATAAATTCGTTGTCTAAAAATGAAAGAATACCACTATTGGTTTTAGGTAGTTTTTTACCTGTTATTTGGTTAAATATTGCGAGTGAATATGGTTGGTCATATCGTAATCTTGATTTTAATCTTCTGATATCTTTTTTCTTTATTGCAGTTACCAACTCATCATAAACACGTTTTGCGTTTTCTTTATTTTGAGCAGTAACACTTTTAATTACATCTTGTTTTGTATATTTTTGTGCACCTTTATCACCCTTTTTAAGAGCCACATCATAATTTCTCAACATTTGTTTTATTGAATTTTTTAGGTTGAAATAATCTTTCTTTGTAAATAATTTATACAATTTTTCAAAATCTCTATTTTCGTTTAATGACTCACCTATTTTTTTCATTTGGTCGTGTGATTTTTCCAACTCCATACCTGGTTTAAAATTCTTTCCTTTGTTCATCACAACAAACACAACACTTTTAGGATTTACTGATTTGACTTTACCTTGAGCACCATAATGTGGACAAGTAGGATTAACATCTTTTACGATATCACCTGAACCATAAGTGTATTCAGATAACTCTTGCTTAATCATTTCTTTGAGTTTACCCAATATTTCTTTTTTCATTGGTAGTCCTTTGTGTTTAGTTGATGCGAACTTTTTCACATCTGTCTTCTTCATATCTTTGGCTACATCTTGTGCGTCTTTGTTAAACTTTGACGCAGGTTGTTCACCTTTTTGGATTGACCTAACAATCCCCATAAATTTTTGTTGCTTTTTACTTAATGCTGGCATTAATATAAATCTTTTTGTTTTCTTGCACTCGTCATAGTTGAGTTTTTAAATATTGATTTAACTTGGTCAAGTTGAGAAGCTCTTATTGCTTTTATATAATCTGCTTTTTGACCTTTTTCTTCTCGTTTAAGTTGAGTGTTAATCATATTGGTAAACTTTTTAAATATTGCTTCAAATCTATTTTGATAACCACCTAATCTTTTTTGACCGATTACTGCAGTATTGATATCTGCAACTAAAGCACTTAAATCCAATCTTCTTTTATTTGGTTTCTTATTATCATAAAATTTTCCATAAGTCAATAGTTCTGTAATTTCTTTATATACTTTAAGGATTGCGTCAACTTCTTCAATTGCGTATCCGTGTGCAGAACTTTTACTATGGTCAATAAATCCTCTTCTTAACTGATTTGGAAAACCTGCTTCTAATAAACTTTTTAACTTAATCACTTGTTATACCTTGTTGTGATTTTTGATAATTCTTTTAAATTTTCATCTGATTTTTCTTTAATATCAATACCAACATTCATTCCGTCTTCGTCAAAAGCATCTTGATAGTAGAAGTCTTCTATTTCATCTGCGTCCATTTCTTCACCATCAGCGTTAAACATTTTTCCGTCTTTTATTTTGACTCCGTCTAAATCATAATCACCTTTAAGGTTTTTGACATCATCTGCAAATTGTTGTGGGCCTGATGATTTAATTTTTCCATCTTTGATTTTAGTTGCTAATTCTGGTTTATCTTTAGGTTTATCACTTACCGCATCAACGATATCGTTTGATAGTTTTTCACCTTCTTCTTTATACTTATCTATTTCTTTTTGATATTCAGCTTCTGATTTACCTTTTGATGATGGAACATTATCTCCATAAGTATCAATTTTCTTTTTCAAATCTGAATGGTCTCCACCAATATCATCTAATGCTTGATTAATCAATGGGCCGTCTTTATATGGATTTAATCCACCATCTTTTAAACCTTTTGTTAGTGTATCTGCTGTTTTATTTCCTTTAGGTTTCGTATTTTTTTTAGGGTCATCTATGACTTTATCTTTACCGGCTACTTTAACAACCGTACCTGGTCTCATCTTGTGCTTTTTCTTGTATGCTGCAAAATCCTCTGGTGTTTTGAATTCTAATTCATTGATGTTACGATTTCCGTATCTTGTTGATATTTCTGATAATATTTTTAAATCTTTCATTACTCACCCCTTATGATATGGTTGATTATATCTTCTGCTTTACAATACTCTCCACAAGTTCTACCTTGTTGTGGTTCTACGGATTCATTCATTGGATGTAGAAATGCTCCGTGAGTTGATGGATTAGAAACAAAATCAAAAGCGATTAACTCAAAGTCATCTCCTACTTTTGAAACGGTATCTCCGTTGGATTCTCTAACCATTTCAACACTACCTAATCCTCGTGAACTGATACCTAATTTGATACCATTCTTAAATAATTCTCTTAAAATATTACCACTTGGTGTTGTTAAGATTTCACAAGTTCCAACCAAATTGTCTCCTTCGAAATGCATTTCAGTAACATTGTGAGAAACATTTTGTAAATTAACAACTGAACTATCTGGGTGGTCTAATTCACCTAATGCTCTTTTTTGTTTTACAAAATTCTCATCATACTTTTTTGACTCTCTCATCAAAATTTCTCTCGGATATACTCTTCCGTTTTGGTTTTTTGCTTCTGCTCTTTGTAATACACCTTTAACAACTAACTTTCCGTTGTTTTCTTTCATCGCCTCATTTATCTGAGTCGGTGTTATTTCAAATGGTATATAATCTACGATAACTTGTTTCATTTTATAAAAATCCTTTTTTCTCATCTGAATATTTTTTGTAATATCTGTCTAATTGTCTAAGTGCCATTCTATCACCTTCTGATTTACCCCTAATTGCAGCCATAACCATTTGTTTGTCCGACAAATCACCATCTTTCATTATGAAAAGTAAATCCTCTGCTTTAAATGGTCTACCTGGTTTGTCATACTTGTTGATAAAATCTACTACTTGTTTGGGTGTAAGTGGTGGATTAGAGAACCCGCTAATTCTCGCATTCTTTACTAAAGTTTTAACATCTGAGTCTGAAGTTCTAGCTCTCTCAGTTAATTTACCAAAATATCTTTCGTATTGTTCTTTTAAATTTTTCATTATTTTAAATTTCCTACTTTGTTTGCCATCTTGACTAATCTTTCTGAAATCTTGGTCAATGCTTTGTGTGTATTTTTCCAATAGTCTTCTGACTTTATTTTTAATTCTGTTTTTAATTTAAGATTCATCTTTACGGTTCTGTCTAATTCGTTTAATGCGTCTCTGATTTCTCTCATTGAACGACCAATTTTTTGTTTTGGTGTTAGGGATTCGTCGTTTCTATATTCGTGATAACGACCCTCACCTAACATTTGTTTTGTTTTTAAAAATTGTGCAAGTTTTCCTATTTCTTTTTTAGATGTTAGGATAGTTTCATAATACTCGTTGTATTCTCTATCTACAAGTGTTTTATCGCCCATTTTAGCAATCTTGAAATAATCTTTTTGAAGTTTCTCTAAATTTTTATGAAGTTTTTGTAATGCACTAACTTCTTGTTTAGTAACTTCATTTACTGGTTTGTATCCACCGGCAGTCGCTATTTTTTTTCTTTTCTTTTTATCTTTTTTTCTACCACCACTAAATGCCATTGGTGTGAAGTAATGACCTGGTCCACCTGGATAAGTTCCAGCTGTTCCTGTTGTTGATACTTCGTCTACTTCTCTTTTGTGTCTTTTGACGATTTCCATAACGTGCATTTTGATAAAGTTTGTATCTCTTTCAAAATCCTCACCAATCATTTCTGCAACTCTACCTAATTGAAACGATATAATATTTGTTAATTCAATTCCGTGTTCAACTGGGTCGTGGTCTACTTCTTCACCATTAACGACTTGTTTTTCCATTTCAAAGATGTGGTCCAACTCTTTTGCTGAACTAATGACTAATTCTTTTGCTTCATCATTGAGTTCTTTTTCCATTAATTTATTGTAAAGAATAACTGCGGACTTGCAGATATCAAAATGTTTGGTTTGAAATCCTAAGATATCAATGTTTTCACCACCACCGAAATGTTCTGGTTTGTTATCTTGTTCGTTTAATTCTCGTAAAACAAGATGACGAATAGCTTCTTTTAATTTACTTACTTTGACGCGTCTGGACATTTTTGATTTCCTTAATTAGTTCGTAATATCTCATCAATGCAACCACGTGTTTGTCTTTCACGATTTTTCCTTTTGTAGCGGTGTCTGTGTAGTCAATCGCTTCTGATAATTTAATCTTTGTAATTTTATCATTGACTTTTGGTAGTAAGTTTGTTAGAGCTTTTTTGATTTTTACTACTTCATTATCGATAAATTCTTTTAATGAATTTGTATTGGATACATTATTGATATATTCTTTCAATAAGTTCTTTTGACTTTCATTTAAAGATTTATACTTAGAATTAAACTTATCAACTAATAACTGATAACTCAATAATCTTAAATCTTTATCTTGTTCTTTATAGGTTTCAGTAATCTTATTAGATTTATATACTTTTTTACCACTACTGACAATATGCTCAGTTATAGTTATTACTGAATTGGTTTTTTGAACTGGTCCAAAATCTTCTTTGCCGGTTTCTGTACCGAACACTTTATATATTGAAGCCATAATTTTAAAATTAGGTATTCTCGTATTAAAGAACTCTTTTATATCATAATTCTCTTTAATTGTTTTAATTAAATTGTACTTTTCGTTATTTAATCTACGATTAGACAATTTTCTACGACTTTTAATCACTGCTTCAACTAATGTTGCGGCATGCGAATCATTTTTGTACTTCTTTTCTAATAATACTTGATAAAGTGCGTATTCTTTACCTAATTCGGTGTTCTTATTAAAGAATTCTTTAAAAATCTTTACCGATTTAGGACTATTTGAATCATTAATCACGTCAGCCGTTATTTGACGAGACAACAATTCATAAAGAATAGCAGTGTTCTTTATCTTGTTATGTTTAACATTTAAAGACATTTGAGCTCCAACTATTTTTTACTTTTTATCAATAATAAATATAAAACTTTCAAGAAATCGGTTATTATTCCTTACCTTTTTCTTCTTTATATTCATTATACTCTTTTTCTAATTCATCTACTTTTTTAGTTTCATTAATTATATCTTTTGACTTTTTACCCATTGTGTTTTTCAAAGCATCAAAGTGTGCTAATGCAAGTGGTCTACGATTCTTCGTTTGCTTCCCTAATGGGTCACGACCTCTTGCTCCACTATCTTTGAATGGTTTGTTCATTTCCTGTGGTCTACCACCTTGTTCATCTTCTGGTCTTTCATCTTCTCCACTATCAAATGGGTCAAATATAGAACCTGCTGCTGTATCGGGTGGTGTTGCAGTATCATCTGCACCGATACCAACGGCTGCCATATCACTTGGTGTTCCAATTGACTCTCCTGAAGACATTGGGTCATTACCTTCCATTTCAATCTGTGAGTGTCTGAATTTCTGTTTTTGGTCTTCAATGATTTGATTTTCAATTTCTACTTTTTGTTTATCTGAGAAATTAAATATGTTATCATATACCCACTCATAAGGTAAAATTTTATCTTGTATCATATCACGAGCTAAACTTACCTTCTGTCCAAACAATTCAATCTTCTCTTGTTCATACATTGTTGAAGGACTTGCTAACTCCAATTCAAAGTTTACTAAGTCTGCGTCCGTATATCCTTGTGAATACAAGTGAACAACTGCGATTTTTGTTAACTCGGATACGATAATTCTTTGTATTCTTTCTATGGTTCTGGCAAATCTTACATCTTCTGCTGCTAATGTTGCTTTACCACCGACATTTTCATCAAACCCTAAGAATGCTTTCGGAACTCTTAGTGATGCTAATAATTTGTTTTTCAAATATTCAATGTCTTCGGTTGAATCATAATCAATACCACTCAACTCACTTATTTCAGTTCCACTATCTCCACCACGAACTGGCATAAAGAAGTCTTCTGTTAAGTTTTGCATATTATATTTCAAATTATACTCACCCGTTGACTCATCCATAATAGGTGTTTTCTTCATCTTGTTGATGATTCTTTGCATATAATTGTCAACTTCTGCTGGTGGTATATTTCCGATATCAATTTTGAATACTCGTTTAGAAGGTGCTCTCATAATTCTGTGAATCAACATAGCGTCTTCCATTAAAGTTAATTGTTTCCAAATCTTTCTTGTAGACTCCACCATAGATTTTCCGTAAGGTAAGAAATTACTATCGTTTGCTAATCTGAAGTGTGCTATTTGGAAGTTTTCAAATTCTATTTTTCCTTTATTTGACTTTTGACCAAAGTAAGGATGTGCTCCTTCAATACTTTCTAAATAAAACTTAGTATAGTAAGGATTTTCTGGGTCTTCTCCCTCTGCTCTTATGACTTCATAAGGTGACAATGGAACTACATTTGTAATCCCGTATTTTTCACTAATGTCTAAGTGTAAAAAGAAGTCTCCGTACTTAACCATATTACGAACCCAAGGCCATAAATTGAACTCAATGTTCATAATGTCATAAAATAAATTGTTTAAAATTTCTTTAATGTTTTCATTGTCAGTTTTGATATCTATGACTTGTCCGTATTCACCTTTCATAGTTGATTCGTCTGAATATATGTCCAATGCACTTGATATGATTGGGTCGGAATCCATTGATTCATAATCTTTAAATAATGCTAACCTTGCCGCCATCACTTGATGAACGGTAGAATAACCTGTTCCGACTAAATCTAAGTTAGTATGTAGTTTAGAATATCTATCAACCAAGTGTGACTTTACTTGTTTTTGTACTTGGTCTGTATCGGCTATCTTTAATTTCTTACCACCGACATTCCTTACAATTACATTTGTACTGAATAATCGTTGTAGTCTTCCGAATAATGATTTATCTGCCATTTTTTACCTCACTTTATAAGAGCCAGTCTAAGGACTCTTTTTCTTTACCTGTTTCCCACTCCCAACTATCGTTTTTATTAACGTCATCATTGGTGTATAAACCTTCATTGTCCATCATTTTAGACAATGTCTTTCTTGTTAATTCCACACCTTGTGTTCGTAATCTTAATGCTGTATCACGAACCCAAAGTCCAATAGCAAAAGACATTACAAGGTCATCATTGTATCCTCGCATTGCTTCTGCTCTGTTATTTATGTAGACAAAAGTTTGTAGTTCATCAATCAAACGATTACTACGAACCACTACACTTTCCTCTCTAAAAAATTCTTCTAACTTACTAATAATTAGTGGTCTGGTCTTAGAAGTCGTTGAAAAACCAGCAACCATTTTCCTTTCTTCACTATAATGTTTGTTCGTCACTTGGTGTTGAACATCAACATATTGTAAGTCTTTACTTGTATAAAATAGATTAGGATAATCCCTATCTATAATTTGTTGTATTGTTGCCCAACCAATATTATTGTTCTCTACTATAAGTAGAGCATCATTATATTCTGTTGCTACGGAAACCAACATATTTCCAAAATCTTTAGTATTTATTCTACCTTTGTATTCTGCTACCTGAGTTAAACTTTCCAATTCAATAATGTGAAAAGCAGAATAGTCTGCACTATCTCCACGACCAACATCAGCGCATACAATATAATCTTTGTTGTAATTTGCTGATTCCCAAACCCACATATTACTATCGATACCTCGTTTTTCTAATGGGTCTTTACAATGATTTTTTCTCAAATTTTCCAATAGTGTTGCGTCAATCACACCAGTACCAGAAGTTAAGAAGTCACAATCACACTCTTGTGCTGCACTTCCAATTCCAAGTAAAGTATCTTGTTCTTTTCTCCAATTTTCTTCTCTGTCGGGGTGTACGGTCCAATGCAATTTAATTGGATTGAATAATCCTCTACCTTCTTCGGCCTCTACCCAAGTTTTATGGAACCAATTACCCACACCATTAGGTGTTGATAATGCAATACATTGACCACCAGTTGTTAAAGTGGATTGAGCTGCTGTCCATATATCATCAATTTTATCAATGAATGCTGCCTCATCTAATATCAATAATGATAGAGCTTCTGAACGAGCTGCTTCTGGACCTGATGATACTGCTTTAATCTGTGAACCATTACGATATCTCAGATTTAATTTGTTATCTTCCACACATCTTTGTTTCAACCAACTCGGTAGATTTGCGTGCATAACACGAACTTTCGTTACCAAGTTTTTTGCTACTTCTTGTTTGGTTGCAATTACCAAGATGTTTTTATCTTGTTGGAAAGTCATCATCCACAAACTATATCCAGCTGTTAATGTTGAAATACCTAACTGACGAGCTTTCAGAATAACATTCATACGATGCTCTTGGAATTCTTTGACTACTTTATCTTGAAAGTCATACAATTCAAAGGGAATTTTTCCTCGTATCGGGTGTTGTATCATACAATACTTTTGCATAAAATATGCAGGGTCTTGTGCACATTTCACATACTCTTGTTTGATTACTTCTTTTATTTGCTCTGCCATTAATCTACTATCTGACCTGCTAATTTAACTGATGTAGCAGTCAATGCTACTCCAAATGTAAAGTATAACCACTTATTCTCATACCATTTAGGTTGGACAAGTTTTACTTTTTGTTCAAGTAGTTTATTAGTGTCTTTTAGTAAAGTAAGTTGTGTTGTTTTGTTTGCTATCAACATAGAATCTATTACTGCGGTTGCTTCCAATCTCTTTACCATAGCTTCATAATCTTCAACTAACGATACATTTAAACTATCTTTTAGTTCCAATTCTTTAATTGCATTGGTAAATCCCAATACTTGTTCTTCTGTGAAAGAATAAGTCTTAGGTTCTTGGATATCTTGTGCGAACAAAAGTCCTACGAATAATATGTATATAATATATCTCATATATATAAATATATATTATTTAGAAAACTTCTTCAAAAACTTTACTGCGTCGTCAGCATTATCTTCTTTTACTGCTTCTGATGCTTTTTCAAGTTGTTTTTTAGTAGTGGTTACTTTTCTTTTTAATTTAGCTACTTCTTTTTTGTTAACTTTCTTCTTTGCTTCAAGAACTTTTACTTCTTTTTCAAGTTCTTTAACTTCATTGTCTTTAACTTTGATAGCTTTATCTAACTCTTTGACTTCTTTCTTTTTATTTCCGCCAAAAAATAGATTCATTATCATTTGTATAATGTTACCCATTATTCTGCTCCTGTTAGTTGTTGTTGTGCTTCTTCTACTTTTTTTCTATTATCTCTAATAAAATCTCTTGCTTCTTGAATGGTTTGTTCAAATTTTTCTTTACCCATTTCCCATTTGTCTGCTTCTAACATTGGTGTATTTACACCTACATTATTATACCATTCTTTCTTACCGCCTGTTTTTTCAAAGTCATCTATACTTTGTTCTAAATCTTTTAGTTGTGCCATTTGATTAGCAAGAACTTTCTTTCTTGCATATTCCTCATACTCACCACTAACTCTTAATTTGTGTTCAATTTCAATCTGACAATCAAAACAATGTCCCATCATTCTCCAAAACTTATCATCAAGTCTTTTCTTCATTGCTTTTTTACAAGTTGGACAAAACCAAGGCATTCTTGCTGATGCCATAATGTCAGTTAATTCTGATTTTCTTGTTTTACCACCTTCATTTTTCTGTGCTTCGGGTGTATATCCGACTATCGACCTTTTTTCTACTTCTTCACCTTTTAGTAGAGCTGCTAATGCTTTGTTTTCTCTTTCTGCTTCTTTTGACCTGCCTGCCATAAC